GACCGAGGCCGATCCGCGCGGCCAGTTCCTGACCTGTTTCGTGCGCGAGGAGGTTCCGGCATGAGCTACGGCGCAGCAGCCGCCTTGCAGGCGGCGGTTTACCAGCGGTTGACGGGCTTTCCCGCTTTGGCGGGAGTTAGCATTGTCGATGCGATTCCGTCGGGCACCAGCCTTGGCAGCTTTGTGCTGATCGGGCCCGAGGTGGTTACTGACCAGTCCGACAAATCAGGCGCGGGGGCGGAGCATCGCTTTGATGTCTCGGTGATTTCGGATGCCACGGGATTCCTGTCGGCCAAGACCATCGCGGCAGCGGTGTCGGATGCGCTGGTGGGGGCTTCGCTGGCGCTGACCACCGGCACGCTGGTGTCGCTGCAATTCCAACGGGCCGTGGCGCGGCGGATCGATCAGGGCGACGTGCGCCGCATCGATATGGGCTTCCGCGCGCGGATCGAGCTTTAACCTTTCAAACGGAGACGGATGATGGCTGTGCAGAATGGCAAGGACTTGCTGATCAAGGTCGATCTGGTGGGCGACGGGCAGTTCGTGACGGTGGCAGGGCTGCGCGCGACGCGGATCAGCTTCAACGCCGAGACGGTGGATGTGACCTCGCTGGAAAGCGCGGGGGGCTGGCGCGAGTTGCTGGCGGGGGCAGGGGTCAAGACCGCCTCCATTTCAGGATCGGGCGTGTTCCGCGATGCCAACACCGACGAGCGCGCGCGCCAGATTTTCTTTGACGCCGAGATGCCGGATTTTCAGGTCATCGTCCCCAGCTTTGGCGTGGTGCAGGGGGCGTTCCAGATCACCGCGATCGAATATGCGGGCAGCCATAACGGCGAGGCGACCTATGAAATGTCGCTGGCCTCGGCCGGTGCCTTGTCGTTCACGGCACTCTGATGGCGAACCCTTATGCGGGCGAGGTGGCGGTTACCTTGGACGGCCAGCGCCATATCGCCAAGCTGACCCTTGGCGCGCTGGCGGAACTTGAGGTGGCGCTGGAGGCCGGATCACTGATCGATCTGGTCGAACGCTTCGAGGCGCAGCGGTTTTCCACCCGCGACGTGCTGGCGCTGCTGGTGGCGGGCTTGCGCGGGGGCGGCTGGCAAGGAACGGCGGCGGATTTGCGGACGGTGGAGATCGGGGGCGGGCCGATTGGCGCTGCGCGGGTTGCTGCCGAACTGCTGGCCCGCGCGTTCTCGCTGCCGGAGCAAGGATGAAGCGGATCGACTGGCCGGGCCTTTTGCGGGCGGGGCTTGGCCAGTTGCAGCTTGCCCCCGAGGCGTTCTGGCGGCTGACGCCGGTGGAATTGCAGATCCTGTTGGGTCTGGAGGGTGCTTCTCCGCCCCTGACCCGCGCGCGGCTGGAAGATCTGGCCGCCGCATTTCCTGATCTGAAAAAGGGTGGCGCAGATGGCCGAGATTGACGAGTTGCAAGACCAGATCGCCGCTTTGGAGGCGACATTGGGCGGCACCGCCTCGATGGTAGCGGCGTTTGATGGCGAGTTGGCCAAGATGAAGGACTCGCTGGTGTTCACGGGGCGAGAGGTGGGCGCGCTGTCCAGCGGAATCAGCGGCGGCTTGCGGCGGGCCTTTGACGGGCTGGTGTTTGACGGCATGAAACTGTCGGACGCGCTGAAGGGCGTAGCATCGACCATGATCGACACGGTTTACGGCATTGCGATGAAGCCGGTGCATAACGCGGTCGGCGGCTTTTTGGCTGAAGGGATCAACAGCCTTCTGTCGGGAATCATGCCGTTCGAAAAGGGCGGCAGTTTCGCCCGAGGACGGGTGATGCCCTTTGCCAAGGGCGGCGTGGTGGCGCAGCCCACGGGGTTTGCGATGCGGAACGGGCGTGGCCTGATGGGCGAGGCGGGGCCAGAGGCGATCATGCCGCTGGCGCGCGGTCCCGACGGGCGGCTTGGCGTGCAGGCCAGCGGCGGCGCGCGCCCTGTCACCGTGGTGATGAACATCCAGACCCCTGATGTCGCAGGCTTTCAACGCTCGCAAAGCCAGATCGCGGCGCAAGCCTCGCGCATGCTGGCGCGCGGTCAACGCAATAAATGAGGCAGGCAGATGGCATTTCACGAGATTAGATTTCCCACCAACCTGTCTTTCGGCGCGCTTGGCGGACCCGAACGGCAGACCGAGGTGGTCACGCTGGCCAACGGCTTTGAGGAGCGCAACACCCCGTGGGAACACTCCCGCCGCCGCTATGATGCGGGCATGGGGCTGCGGAGCCTTGATGATGTGGATGCGCTGATCGCGTTTTTCGAGGCGCGGCGCGGACAGTTGCATGCTTTTCGCTGGAAGGATTGGGCGGATTTCCGGTCCTGCAAGCCGTCGCAAACCGTCTCGGCGCTGGATCAGCGTATCGGGGTCGGCGACGGCGTGAGTCGTGCCTTCAAGCTGTCCAAGCTCTATCAATCCGGCGAGGCAAGCTATCGGCGCCCGATTGCCAAAGCGGTGGCAGGCACGGTGCTAGTGGCCTTGGCCCATGATCCCAAGGTCGAGGGGCTGGAGTTCGGCGTCGATGTCGATACCGGCGTCGTTACATTTGTGTCGCCGCCCGATATTGGCGCGATCGTCACGGCAGGGTTTGAATTTGACGTGCCTGTGCGCTTTGACACCGACCGGATTCACACTTCGATGGCCTCGTTCAAGGCGGGTGAGGTGCCGAATGTGCCGGTGGTGGAGGTGCGCCTATGACCGCGCGGCAAGACTTGCTGGACCATCTTGGCACGGGCGCGACCACCGTTTGTCGCGCGTGGTTGGTGCAGCGCAAGGATGGCGTGACCTTTGGCTTTACCGACCATGATCAGGATCTGGCATTTGACGGCCAGACCTTTCGCGCCGCCACTGGCATGACGGCAAAGGCGGTGCAGCAAACCACCGGCCTTTCGGTGGACAATACCGAAGCCATCGGGGCGCTGTCGGATGTATCGGTGACCGAGGACGATCTGCTCTCGGGCCGCTTTGATGCGGCCGAGGTGCGCTCTTGGCTGGTGAACTGGGCCGACGTTGACCAGCGGATCGAGCAGTTTCGCGGCAATTTCGGCGAGGTGATACGGGCGGGCGGGGCGTTTCGCGTCGAATTGCGCGGGTTGACCGACCGGCTGAACCAACCACGCGGGCGGGCATATCAGGCGGGCTGCGCGGCGGTGCTGGGTGATCGGGCCTGCGGCTTTGATCTTGGCACGGCGGGTTACCGGAGTGAAGGTGCGCTGGTCGGGGTTGATCCGATGGGGCGGCTGCGGATTGCCGCAGATATGGCGCTTGCCGATCACTGGTTCGAGCGTGGCCGGCTGACTGTCCTGAGCGGTCGCGCGGCGGGTCTGGTGCAGATGGTCAAGGCTGATCGCGCTATCGGACAAGACCGCATGATCGAGCTTTGGCAGGGCTTTGGCACCCAGATCGCCATTGGCGATCAGCTTCGGCTTGAGGCAGGCTGTGACCACCGTGCCGAAACCTGCCGCAGCAAATTTGCCAATTTCGCCAACTTTCGCGGCTTTCCCCATATTCCGGGCGAAGATTGGCTGGCCTCATATCCGGTGAGCGCGCGCGCCAATGACGGTGGCAGCCTGTCGGGGGGCGCACACGGATGAACCAGCCCTTGACCATTGTGGCAACCGCGCGCGGTTGGCTTGGCACACCCTATCTGCATCAAGGCAGCTTGCGCGGGGCAGGGACCGATTGTCTGGGCCTGTTGCGCGGGGTCTGGCGCGAGGTCTTGGGGCAGGAACCGCAGGATGTTCCCGCCTATAGCGCCGATTGGTCCGAACCATCGGGCGATGAAGGCCTGTGGCGGGCGGCGGATCGCTGGTTGATCGCCAAGGATATGGCCGACGAAGCCCTTGGCGATGTGCTTCTTTTTCGGATGCGTTCGGGCAGCGTGGCCAAGCATCTGGGCATCGTGTCGTCGCTTGCCGCGCCTGCTTTCATCCATGCCTACACCGGCCACGGCGTTATCGAAAGTGCGCTGGCTGCGCCGTGGCGCCGCAAGATTGTCGCGCGTTTTTCTTTTCCTGCCCGATTTTCAATTTCTGAAGGAGCTTAGGCCATGGCGACGATTTTGCTCTCGGCAGCGGGTGCGGCCCTTGGTGCCGGCTTTGGTGGCACGCTTTTGGGTCTGTCGGGTGCGGTGATCGGGCGCGCTTTGGGTGCCACCCTTGGCCGCGTCATCGATCAGCGGGTGATGGGCAACGGCTCGGACGCGGTGGATGTTGGCCGGGTTGAACGGTTTCGCCTGATGGGGGCCAGCGAAGGCGCCGCACTGCCGCGTCTGTGGGGGCGGGTGCGCGTTTCGGGGCAGGTGATCTGGGCCACCCGTTTTCAGGAGCAGGTCACCCGTGCCGGAGGCAGCAAGGGCGCGCCACGCGGGGCCAGCAACCAGTTCAGCTATAGCATCAGTCTGGCAATCGGTCTGTGTGAAGGCAGGATCACCCATGTCGGCCGCGTCTGGGCCGATGGCAATGAGGTTTCGCCTGACACCCTGAACATGCGGGTCTACCATGGTGACGAGGCGCAACTTCCTGACCCCAAGATCGAAGCCGTCGAGGGGGCTGGACTGGCCCCGTGCTATCGCGGCACCGCCTATGTGGTGATCGAAGATCTCGATCTGGCCGCTTATGGCAACCGTGTGCCGCAGTTCAGTTTCGAGGTCATCCGTCCGGCGCAGGGCGAGGCCGCTGCAGCCTTCCCCGATCTTGCCAAAACCGTTCCGGGTGTCGCCCTGATCCCCGGAACCGGAGAATATGCGCTGGCCACAACCTCGGTGCATTACAGCTATGGTCCAGGTGTCAACCGCAGCGCCAATGTGAACACAGCGGCGGGAAAGGCCGATCTGTTGGTGTCATTGAACCAGTTGCGGGATGAATTGCCGGCGGTGGCGGGGCTGTCTCTGGTGGTGTCATGGTTCGGCGGCGATCTGCGCTGCGGCAGTTGCCAGATCAAACCGAAGGTCGAGCAGACCCAATATGATGGCGTTGGCATGCCTTGGAAGGTCAGTGGCATGGCGCGCGCGGCGGCTACGACTGTGCCGCAAGATCAGGGAAAACCGATCTATGGTGGCACGCCTGCCGATCAGTCGGTGGTCGAGGCGATTCAGGCGATCCGCGCGGGTGGCCAAGAGGTGACGTTTTACCCCTTCATCCTGATGGATCAAGTCGCGGGCAACACATTGCCCGATCCCTATTCCGACGCCACCCAGCCGCATCTGCCGTGGCGCGGGCGCATCACGCTGGCCAAGGCTCCGGGGCGACCGGGCAGCACCGACCGCAGCGCCGCCGCCGAAGCCGAGGTTGCAGCCTTTTTCGGCGCGGCACTGCCGTCGCATTTTACCGCCTCCGGCACCGACGTCAGCTATAACGGCCCTGCCGACTGGGGCTATCGCCGCTTTGTGCTGCATTATGCCAAGCTTTGCGCGGCAGCAGGCGGGGTGGATACGTTCTGCATCGGGTCTGAACTGCGTGGCCTGACGCAAATTCGTGCCGCCGCCGACAGCTTTCCGGCTGTGGCCGCGCTGCGGGCGCTGGCCGCCGATGTGCGGGCCATTCTGGGCGCTGGCACCAAGATCACCTATGCCGCCGACTGGACCGAGTATTTCGGCTATCACACCGGCGACAACGTCTATTTCCACCTCGATCCTCTGTGGGCCGATCCCGCCATCGATCTGATCGGCATCGACAATTACATGCCGCTGTCAGACTGGCGCGACGGTGAAACCCATGCCGATGCCGCATGGGGAGCGATCCATAACAAGGACTATCTGCGCGCCAATATCGCGGGCGGCGAAGGGTTTGACTGGTATTATGACGGCCCCGAAGGTGCGGCGGCGCAGCTTCGCAAGCCCATCACCGACGGCGCCTATGACGAGCCTTGGGTCTACCGCTACAAGGATCTGCGCGGCTGGTGGCAGAACCAGCACCACAACCGTATCGCAGGTGCGCGCGACGCCCTGCCAACCGCGTGGGTTCCTGCCTCCAAACCGATCCGTTTTATCGAATACGGTTGTGCCGCGCTGGACAAGGCCACCAACCAGCCCAACAAATTCCTCGACTTCAAATCTTCGGAATCCGGTCTGCCGAACTATTCCGACGGTCATCGCGATGACCTTATCCAACTGGTCTATTTTCAGGCCATGGCGGAACACTGGGCCGATCCTGCCAATAATCCCGTCTCTCCGGTTTACGCTGCCCCCATGGTCGATTTTGGCAAAAGTCTGGCTTGGGCCTGGGATGCGCGGCCGTTTCCGGATTTCCCGCGCAATACCCAGAACTGGGGCGATGCGGCGAATTATGACAAAGGTCACTGGCTGAACGGGCGCACTTCGGGTCAGCAACTGGCGGCGGTCATGGCCGAGGTTTGCCAGACCGCAGACCTGTCGCCCTTCGGTTTTGCCGAACCTTTGGGATTGGTGCGCGGCTATGGCGTCCATGACATCGCTACGGCCCGCGCAATCCTGCAACCCTTGATGCTCGCCCATGGTGTCGAAGTCATCGAACGCGAAGGCGCTGTCGCCTTCAAGAAACGCACGGGCCTTGCCGCAACCACCGTTTCGCCGGACAGCCTTGCCCGCAGCTCTGAAATTGACGGCGTGCTGGAAACCTCGCGCCTGTCGCATATTGAAACCCCCGGTCGGGTCCGCCTGACCTATCTGGAATCTGAAGGCGATTTCGCCGTGGCCACGGCACAGGCGATCTTCCCCGATGAGGCGGGGGATGTGGTGTCGCAAAGCGAATTGCCACTGGTGTTGACCGAGGCCGAGGCCACCACCATCGCCGAACGCTGGATGGCCGAGGCGCGGGTGGCGCGCGATGTTGCCCGCTTTGCGTTGCCGCCGTCGCAACTGGGATTGGGGGCGGGCGATGTTGTGATGCTGGAGGATCAGCGCTATCGCATCGACCGGATCGAGCAGTCCGGCGTGCAACTGGTCGAGGCCGTGCGGATCGATCCGGCCCCCTATCGCCCGACCGAGACAAATTCCACCGCCCGCGCATGGCCGCCCTATGTCCCTCCCACGCCGGTGCATCCGGTGTTTCTGGACCTGCCCTTGCTGACCGGAGCCGAAGTGCCGCACGCGCCCTTCATCGCTGCCGTGGCCCAGCCTTGGCCGGGTTCGGTGGCGCTCTGGGCCTCGGCCACTGACGACTCCTATGCGCTGAACAAGGTGGTTTCCGCCCCCGCCGTGATCGGCATCACCGAAACCCCGTTGTCCCAAACCCCGGCAGGCCTATGGGATCGCGGGGCGGCATTGCGTGTGCGTGTCGAAACTGGCGCGCTGTCATCGGCAACCACGTTTCAGGTGCTGGCAGGGGCCAATGTCGCAGCCATAGGCGACGGCTCGGCCGCGGGGTGGGAGGTGTTTCAATTCGCCACCGCCACTTTGGTCGCTCCCAAGACCTACGAACTCAGCCTGCGTTTGCGCGGGCAGGCCGGATCGGATGGCATCATGCCACCCGAATGGCCAATCGGCAGCACCGTTGTTCTGCTGACCGCCGCCCTTGCCCAGATCGATCTGTCCGCCGCGGCGCGCGGTCTGGTGCGGAACTACCGCATCGGCGCGGCCAATCGCGGCTATGATGCGCCGGAAGGCGTGCATCTGGTCGAGTCCTTTGACGGCATCGGCCTGCGCCCCTATCCCGTCGCCCATCTGCGCGCCACACAGGCCGACGCCGATCTGCACCTGAACTGGACCCGCCGCACGCGGATCGATGGTGACAGCTGGCAATCGGTCGAGGTGCCGCTGGGCGAAGATGCCGAGGCCTATGTCGTCCGCGTGCTGCAAGGTGCCACCCTGTTGCGCGAAACCACGACAACCTTCGCCAGTTGGATCTATTCCGCAGCCGCG